CTTGAAAAGTTTGCCTCACAGGTTACAAGCTTTCAGGGGGTTGTTGCCGACTTCCTTGGCGAGGCGTTTGGCTTGGAATTGGTACTAAAGGGATTCCCCTCAACCAAAGTTTACGTTAAGTTCGAGCGCCCACGCGTAGGCGATAAGGTAAAGGACGAGGAGGCTCGCGGTATGCAGATAGATAACGTCCTCAAATTGAGGGATGCCAATATCATCGACCAACAACAGGCAGCCAATGAATTAGGCTATGATGTACCAGCAGGCGAAGCCCCAACACCCGAAATAACACAGAACTCTAAAGAGCTTGCTATAACGTTGGGTTATGGCTCTACCGTGTTTCCTTATGGGTCTAAGGCTGAATGTTGCCCCACACACCTAAACTTTGAGAATGGCGCGGATGACGACCTAGAGAAGTACATTGCCAAATATACCAAAGCCATGCAGGAACAGTTTGGCAGGGCAATAGATGGGGTAATTAAGCAGATGACCAAAACCCTCAACCGATTGACAAACAAAGCCACCATTGACGAAGTATTTGAGGCTATCTATGCCACTATCCTGCGTAATTGGAATACCGAGTTTGTCAATGGCATGAAGGTAATAGTAAACAAGTGGGTAAGCGATGCCTACCGCTTCTTTAGAAAGTCAAAGACTCCATTTGGTACAAGCGGCTCGAACATACCCAAAGCAACCTTTGACCTGATAGACACACGAACCCTAAGCTATTTGAGGGAATCCGACAAAACCTATCTTGGCAAATTCATCACAGACCCCGACACCAAACAGCGGTTGATGGACTGGATACAGAAAGAGTTTGAAAAAGGGGACATACCTCTAGGACAAACCAAAGGGCAGGCACAGTTTTTAAAGCAATTGGCGGCACAGCTACAGTTAGAAGAGTGGAAGATAACCCGAATAGTTACAACCACTACCAACAAAGCCCAACAGTATGCAGCTATCAACTATATGAGTCAGGCAGGGGTTGAGCGTTATGAAGTGGTTGCCATGATTGACAACAAAACCTCCGACGTTTGCAGGGCTATGGATGGCAAGACCTTCCTCACAGCCACAGGGAGGGCTAAAGTGGTCAAGGTCGGCAAATCTGACCCCTTAGACGTGCCAAAGGTTACACCATTCGTATCAGCAGTATTTGAAAACTTAGATGATTTGGAGGACATAACAGGCGATGAGCTGGCAGCCGAGTATGGGATATTCTCCCCACCGTTCCACCCTCATTGCCGTACTCAATTGGTAGCTATCCTTTAATATTAAAGTAACTTTAACGATGAAAAAGAAGCAGTATAAAGAAACACTAAAGTTTGACCTCGTTACCCCCGATAAACTTGGTATCACAGAGGCAGGCGTAAACCTTGGCATTAAGGAGCGCGACTTTGTAGAGTATAACTCTTTCGTAAGAGAGAACTACGCCGCAGGTTGGAAGTTCCCCGATACTACTGGCATGGTTATACCAGCAGGCTTGGAACTCAAAGAAGAGAACTTCCTACTTGTACCCTTCCGCCTCCTTACGGCTACGATGGTAGGGGCTTACAGTTACAAGGCTGCCTACTTCCCTGCCAAAGTGTTGCGTAAGGCTGTACCGATGTTGTTGGGCAAAGGGGTATTTACCAATCATGATATGGATCCGAATATGTGGTCTGGCTTCGTGGTAAAAACAAGTTGGGAGCCTGAAAAAATTGTCAACGGCGAAACCATACCCGCAGGCATCAATGGGGTACTGGCTATTGATACCACTATCCCCCGAAACAAAGAGCTTGCTATGGGTATTGTGGCAGGTGCTGTTTATTCCAATTCCGTCAGCATTGAATTTATGTGGGAGCCTTCTCACAAGTTTGCCAATGACAATGAGTTTTATTGGAACATTGGCTATGAGGCAGAGGATGGAACAATGATTCACCGCATCGCTACCGAGGTAGTAAATATGCACGAAACTTCCTTAGTTCCCTTGGGGGCTGACCCTTACGCCAAACGTTTGGATAGTGAGGGCAACGCTATAAATGTGGACAAGGGTAGCGTTTACACCCAACAAAACGCCTCCGCTTCATTTATGGCAGAATTTAATAGAGCTACCACCGAAAAAAGTTACTTAATTACTTCGATATTAGACAAAAATATCTTATCTTTGACAGGCAAGCAAGCAACAAAACCCTTATTTCAAATGAACGAGAAAACCATTAAGGCGCTCATAGCGCTATTTGGGCTTACCGACCCCAACCTCTTGACAGAGGAGCACATAGGTAAGTTTGCTGTAATCCCAAAAGGGGACTATGCGAACTTTAGCAGTATCAAGGGTGCAGCCCTTGCCGAGCTTAAAAAAACCAACCCAGCCATTGCGGACTTGGATGTTTCCGAGTTTATGAAAACCCATACCTTTGTGGCTTCGGCTGAACTTGCCAATCTGCAAGCCGACCGCCAACGCGTTACCGAACTCACTGCCCAAGTATCAACATTGAGCGCTGAAAAGGTTGCTTTGGAGATTGATGCCAAACACGGAAAAGAGCATTTGGAGCAGCAGCGTGAACTTGTAAAGAAATTCTACCGTTTAGAGAAAGGCGACAAAGCCGACGAAACTGTTGTAGGATTGTTCGACAAAGCAAGCCGCGAGGAATTGGCTGCCCTTGTTAAAGCACAGGGCTTGACCATTGCAGGAGAGTTCTCTTACCATTGCGCTGATTGTGGTAGTGGTAAATTCGACTTCCGCAGTTCTGTAAATGGCGCAGGCGAAGGCGACCCCAACAAAACCACTACACCCTTAGAAATTGTTACAGCCGACGACATCCGCGAAAAGCGTCGTTGGGGCAAGTAAGGGTTACTGAAACACCATTATCTCACTTTTAATACTAATTCCATTTATGGACTTTACTCAATCAAACGAATCGAGCAACCCTGTGGTTACTCGTACCGCAAATCAAACTTTGAACATTAGCCGTGGGGTAAAGGCGACTTCCCCAGGCGTTTACCCTGTTCTTGCAGTAGGTAGCCCTGTTACTCTCGATGCAACAACTGGCGAGTTCATTCTCAAAACTACGGCTACGCAGGTACTTGTTGGCTACGTGGTAACACCAAATAACGCCGAGAACGGTCAACGTGCTACCGTTGCAACTGGCTTCATTGCTCAAATGGACAGAGCCTCCTCTGCCGCTGCTAAAACTTTCGGTACTAAAGTAGCGTTTGTTGGTGTGAACGGTACTAATGGCTTGCCACAAGTAGCAACTTGCACCACTGGCCAATATGCGGACGGTATCATTTACAACGAGATTTCAGGGGCTAACGCCGAGGGGACTGTGTTGTTGTTTGGTACTCCTGTACTTGTGCCTTAATCGGTAGCATTAAAGTAACTTTATTCTTAAACACATTTTAGAACGACTATATTTTATGTCAGGACAAGGAAAAACAATCAGTTTAGAGGAGGCTCTGAAATTGGGCAGCCAAGAACAATTTGCAGTTGTGAAGCGCGATGTTGAAAAAGGCAACGGCAAAATAAATGCAGAATTGGAAAAAACGGAAGGAGGTAGCCGTTACACCAACTATCAAAAGGCTGTTATTGCCAATTTGGAGGTGTTGGGTAAAGAGGTTCAAAACCTTCGCACAGGCACGGACGTTGAGGCAGGTATTGACATCAACTTTGGGGAATTTATTCAGGAGAAGCTTGGTTTTAGCCCCGACGACAAAGGAGGCTTTGCCAATTTGCTCCGTTTCTTGAAACTTGACCCAAGCCGCACGACTGTGGGTAAGTTGATGTCTATGCCTGAGCTTGACAGTTCTTTCAAATGGCTTGTACCGGAGGTTATTCGCGACGCAATTCGTACAGGCTTCACCGCTCAACCGATTTGGAACAGCATCATTGCAGGCGACAATCCTGTGGCTCAAAAGTCGGTAACTGTACCAAACATCAAACGCGGTGCAACCCCAATGTTCAAGTTGAACGAGGCGGAAACAATCCCTGTTGGTAATATTGAGTTCTCTCAAAAGATTATCACCATCTACAAGATTGGTACAGGTATTGGTTTGACTGATGAGCTTCGCCAATACTGCTCTTTGAACCTCCTTACAGAGTATTTGCAAAGCGCAGGCGTGAACTTGGGTCGTGGTCTTGATACTCTTGCAGTATTGACTTTGTTGAATGGCGACGGCAACGGCAACGCTGCCCCTGTTATCGGTACTGAAAACCTTGGCGCAATTGACTGGGACAACGACATTCTGCGTTTGATGATTCGCATGAATATGTTGGGCTACACAGCCAACAACATCATTGCCAACGAGGAGCCGCTCCGTGACATCATGAAGTTGCCAGAGGTTAAAGGTTTCAATGGTGACACCACTATTGCCAATGCCACCCTCAAAACTATCAAGTCTATCCCTACCAGCTTGAATATGTTCCCTAGTGGTGCAATGCCTTCGGCTGATACTTGGATGTTCTTGGATGTTATGAAAGCCCTTATGAAGTTTACGGCTCGTCCGCTCTTCATTGAAAGCGAGCGCATCGTGGCGAACCAAATGGAGAATACTTTTGTAACCATTACCACAGGCTTTGCCAAAATGATGCAAGATGCTTGCGTTGTATTGGATGGTACTCAAACGTATGCTTCTGCTGGCTTCCCTGCTTATATGAACCCAATTGCTTACGGCACGTACAACTGGGGCAACCAATAAGCACAACACAACGGACTGACTGAATTTTATTATATAACTGTTAAAACTTAATCTACCATCATGGCAGACGAAAAGAAAATAGAAGAGCTTGCAGGCACGTACTGCAAGCTTACAGATAAGGGGGCAATTTTCAACGACCCCATTCAAGGCGTAAGCTTCACAGGCGGTAAACTCATTCAAAAGGTGAAACGTACCAGCATCATCGCCCAAGGCATTCAGCGTGGGCAGTTGATTGAGGTAACTGAAAAAGAGTTCAACGAATGGGAGCAAACCCGCGCCGCTTACGTTAGCAAAGCTAAAGAGGAGGAACTTGCCAAAGCTTTGGAGAAGCACGGCAAGCAAATGAACAAAGATAAGGTGATCCAAAATGCTCTTTCAGAGGTCGAGAAAGCCAAAGCAGAAGCCGAGGAAGCTAAAGCAGCTTTGGAGGAAGTGACCAAAAAGAACAAAAAGAAAGACGATAAAGAGGACAAGTAGGGTATTCTTGGGAAGGAATCCATTTTTAGAGCCTGCGGCTGCAAGGTTGTAGGCTCTTTTTCTTAAAGTAACTTTAATACAATGGCAATTATCACCAACCATACACGAGCCATAGGAGGCAACCCCGACGAATGGAACGTTTATACCTTAGTCTTACAAAAGCTAAGGTTTTTGGCGGATGATAGTGCCGCTGCGCCTCCTGCCAATGCAAACGCCAACGCTATAAGCATTGTAACATACGAGGCTATGTTATTCCTAAACCCTTGTTTTCGGATTGAGGCTGCCGATGTAGGCAATGAGGCGAATTATACGGTTGAGCAGTTATCCATTATTGCCGACGTAACCGCCTACAACGTCCTACTGTACCGCAGCATCGCATTAGGGGGAAATAGCCAAGGCTACACCCTAGTCACACCGCCTACAACCGCCACTACTGGAACATTCATCAAGAAACACCAATCAGACAACACCTCCGTAGAGTGGGCACAGTTGAACATGGCGCAAGGTGGTAGTCATGGTGACATTAAGACAGAGGATTTGCTTGCGGCTTTGTTTTCGGCAGCGTGTAGTAAATTGCAGCAGTTTGGCTGCGAGCTATGCCAATGTACGGACAAATCCCTAGAGTTAAACCCACTGCCAGGCATTGTACAACCTTTTATAATTCTCGGATTTTGTTAGATGGCGAACCTACTTACACCAGCAGAACAGGCAATGTTACAAGCCGCCTTAAATGACGTTACCGATACGCTACACAGCAGTACGGTAACAATTGTGGTGCCAGGCGTTTCCTTAGACATTCGACAAACCTCCGCCAATACCCCCTCAACCTCCTACAATGTGCCTGCCTTAATCAATATCGGCATGGGTGGCGAAGACAACACACAGGACACCACAGGCAAGAGGGACGTAATGGAAATAAGCATTAAGATAAACATAAAGGATTTGGTAGCCGTAGGATTGGCTGACAGTTCCAATAATATTTTTGTAAGGGCTGCCAATAGCTATTTAATCTATGAGGGTGTTGATTATGAAATCATATCCATAGGACTGGAGAAGTTCATTATTAGAATGGAAGCCCGAAGACAACCGAAGCAGCGCGTATGAGCATGAAAAAATTTGGTGCTTGGGAGCAGGTAGAGGGATTGATAGGTAAACTATCCAAAACCTTTAAAGATGCTCAACAAGAAACCCTGAAAAAGGTGGGATTATTCGCCGAAGGGAAAGCCAAAAAGCACATGAGCGCACAAGACTTAGGTTGGATACCCCTAAAGCCCGAAACCCTAAAGAACAAGCAAAGAAACAACCACTCTACAAATACGTTGGTAATGACCTCCGCCTACTTTCAAAGTATTACCTCATGGGTACAAGGTGACAAGGCTTACGCAGGTGTAAAGAAGGTGGTAAGAAACGACCAAGGAGAAGAGATAGCCAACATCGCCAAAATACACGAGTTTGGCAGCCGAAAGGCAGGCATACCAGCCCGACCACTATGGCAACCTGTTTTTAAGGAGGCTTTGGAATGGCTAGACAACAACAGCCCCGAAGAGTTGGTAATTAAAAAACTAAGAAAACTAATAAGATAAATGGCAACAGTAACCATAGGATTTTTCAATACCGATACAGGTATTATCAGCGTTCGTGCCGACAACGTAAGACAAGCATCCGCAGCAGGGGCTTACAACTGCATTACCCTTAAAATCGGTAGCCGTATCTTGACCACAAATACGTTGGACGAGATTGCGGCACTTGATGGTTTGGTAAAGCTCACTACCTCTACTGGAACTGTAGTTGTTTTGAACTCTGCCGACTTCAACCAAGTACAGGCATCGGGTAC